AATATTTTTTTTCATTACTCTTTCTTTAACTGCACTGCTCTCCCACTTCACTCTAACAGTATGGCTAGGTGTAGCAGGTTTCATATCATTAGCTGTCTCATAGTATGGTGGGTCAGCGTCTAGCAATTTAGTTAATGCCTTAACGCCCTGCTCCTCCAACTCTCTAAGCGTACATAGACAATCAACAGTCTCATCACGGTCATGGTGTAGTTTTTCATGCACACTATATCCGTGGTCTTTATCTTGGTTCACCATGTACTGAATTTTACGATAGTTAAGACTTGCTTGACGCTTGTTATAATCTATCAAGTCATCCTCGTTGCACAAAGGCTCATCGTTAAATATAAAATCTTCTTCTTTCATTACACCTCCTAGCATAACATATAATATGTTCTACTGCAAGTTAAAATATTATCAGCACTATCATTAGTCCCACAACCAATGACCCTGCCCAACATATCATAAACTCAGGCTCATCTTCATACAGGTAATACAAGTACACGCCTAGCCCTGCAATAAGTCCAACGGTACAGATTATTCCAAGCCATACCCATAACATTAATATATCGTCTATCATTTTATTGTTACCCTCACTCTTATTTGTTGTCTCGTCATTATGTTTTTAAAGTAATGACTGTTTAAAGGTTCGCTTGAATACATATACATGTACTCATCTTTTAAATTTTCTTCTGTATGGTTGTCGCATACATCAAAAACTTTTGTTATGTCTTTTATAATTTTCATTTTATTATCTCCAGTGTTTCACGTGAAACAAATGGGACTTCCTTGTCCCTGTTATTTATTCCTTATACACTTTCATCTTCAAATAAATTGAAGACTTTGAGTTTATTAATATCTTCACTAAATAGTTGGATTTCAAACTCACCTTCATCACTATAAATACAAAGTAAGCGAGTAGATGAGTATTTATTTGTAGTTGCATCATTTAATTTTATCTTACTGATATCGTGTATATACATTTTCATTTATTTACTCCATAAGTTATTGTTTTTCATAGCATTATTACTATGTATATATACACTCAATGAATGTATATATAGATAGCAACTCAGGGTAGAGATGATTCCCTACCCTGCGTTATGTAGCGTTATGCTACTGCTTTCTTTTTAGACTGCATGTCATCAAGATATTTGATTGCCTTAGTAGATAACTTGAACGCACTTATCATAGCATTAGGGTTATCTTTAATACCCTGTATCCAGTTGTTTAGATATTTTGCATGGTCAGGTCTAGGCTCTATACTAATACCTAACAACGCACATAAGACAGCACTTCCAGATTCAGCAACTAATTCCTCAAACGCATAATCATTATCACCAAATGATTTTCCTTTGATTCGATTTAGTCTATCTTTATATCCTGTCCAATGAATTAACTCGTGCAATAGAGTCCCATAATAATTAACCTGTGCCGTTGATGTCCCAGTGGATTTGAATTGCTCAGGCTTAGGCATATGTATTTCATCACGGCTAGGTGTAAAGAAGGCTCTACTTCCTCCATGATGGATACTTGCTCCTGTATTTTTAATGTATTGCTCTACATTTTCCAGTATTTCAACCTCGGATTTAGTCTCAGGTTCAGATGTTTCTATCTCATAACCTTCTACCTGCTCGGCATTGAACACGGCATAAGTTTGATTTATCCAATAGTTTTTAATTATTGGGTCGCCATTATCATCTACTTGAGATTTGCTTTCCTTCTTTAAAGGCTTACTAAATATTATATATTCGCATGATGAACCTTTCTTGATTTGATATCCTGCGTCATTCCAATTCTTTAACGTAGCCCATTGGTTGCATACATAACCATTTTCATGAGATGAACCCAGTAATGTAAACGTATTGATACCGTCATAAACTGTACCAGTAAATTTATTATAGGGTAGTCCGTCAACTGCACGGCTTGACCATGATTTGACCCAGTCCGAACCGTGAGTTTCCATTAACTCAAGTAATTGGTTTTGTACTTTAGCAATAATTTCTTTTGTTTTATTCATTTTATATACTCCATAAGTTGTTGATTATCATAGTATTATTACTATGTATTTATAGGATATTAAACCCTATAAATAGATAGCAACCACCTAGTTACTATGTAGTAACTAGGTAGTAAGTTTTATTTATCCAAACGTGTTAAAAACTACGTCCTCTATTATTATTCCAGTCTCTATTGGCGTGAAATTATTCTGCCAGTGTTGTCCTGCTTCATGATAGAATTCCAGTGTATCAACGTCACCAAATTGCACCCATATATCCATGATTTCATCTGTCATCATTTCTACTAAGTGCATTTGCTCTAGTGTAAGTTGTACTATTTTCATAATATATCTCCATAAGTTATTGATTTTCATAGTATAAATACTATGCAATTGCAGGATGACTAGCACCCTGCATTTGTATAGTTATTATTCTCCCCAATTTAAAACATCTTTTTTATTACAATTTTTTTCATCTATCCAATAAATATAATCATGATAAAGACTAAACTTTGACGCCTTGTCTTTTTTGCATAATTCATTTAATGAAGTAGATTTGAAATGGTCTCCACCTCCATATTGAAACTCAACCTTTGAAACTTCACCAGTTTTAATGTCTGTTATTTGGACACTAAAATATGTATTTCCGTTTGGTTTGTCTCTCCATTTTTTAGAATGTGCTATATATTTAATCATTTTATATCTCCATAAGTTATTGATTTTCATAGCTTAAATGCTATGTATTTACAGATTAAAACCTGCAAATATATAGGATTTAACAGGGTACAAACGGAATTAAAACGGATAACCTGTCCACGCTTTACGCTGGATGCATAGTCCAATTTTAAAACCGTTCATACCCTGCATTTATGGATATAAAAATATATAAAAACTTGCTTATTCCAGACGCCAAGCAGTACATTTACTGAATACAGAACCGTTGATATAGTCCCCTGTGGCTGTGGTGTGATTTGCTTTCTATCTCTCTGGGAGCTGACATTTACTTGATTCAACTGGCTACTATTCCCATGTACCTGTATACCCTAATATCTGATTATTAGGCTCTTCTCGGTCATTCGCTTTTGTACTCGCTGTACATATGCCGTGGTACGCACCTGATATTTATATGCTTAAAGTTTGTAATATCACCAAACTATATGTTCCACTATACTCCTATTTTCAGGAGTGTCAAGCAGAACATACAATTAGTTTATATTTATTTTTTACTGTACAAAAAACGTACAATTTATATCAAAATCACAAAAAAAAATATCCTTTAAAATCAATCACTTACAACTATATAAGTAAAACACGATATACGCCTAATTTAGCCCAAAAACAGCTTTTTATTCAGATAATGATATAGGGTATCAGATAATCAAATACCCTATACAAGGCTCTAATTGATAGTAAAACAAAGATTAAGATTGTACAAATTTTGTACGATTGTATGATATTTAGACAGGGTTATATTTTTATTTTTTGCACGTCATCCAGTGGCTAATTGTCATATATTATATATAGAAATACATCCATATATTTTTAGTTATATATTAATATTATGATGTACTAATAGATGGCTAGATAGACGTTCCCCTAGACCCACCCACACGCTAGAATAATTTCACTGTACAATATTCATACGATATTATACGAACATTCTAGCAGACCCCATGACCCCCTGTAGCCTAGGCGTCCGTATATATATCTCTATTCCACTCATTGGTAGCTAATTCAATCTAGTAAAACATAATACTAAAACTAATCGCCTAATAGCACCGTATTGATATAACTATTGACAACATGTTTTTAAAAATCATATACTTAGAAGTGGATTACTATGTCTCTCTCACTATGAATAAAGATAACGAAAGAATGAATGAGATAATCTCTACCTTAACCAAGAGGTCGGAGGAAGATAAATTAAAATACTATCAGCCTTACGAGTTTCAAAAGAGATTTCACTTCACCAGCAAAGATGCTAACCAACGATTGTTAATGGCTGCCAATAGGGTAGGGAAGTCCTATGTTGGTGCTATGGAGATGGCTATACATCTAACAGGGAGTTATCCTGATTGGTGGAAAGGCAGACGGTTTGAAGAACCTATTAAGGCTTGGGTGTGTGGGGCAAGTAATGAAACCACAAGAGATATCTGTCAAAAAGAATTATTCGGACAACCTGATAACCCTAGAGACAAGGGTAAAGGTTCAATACCCAAACACCTTATTGGTGAGACCACTCGGAAACCTGGTGTGCCAAATGCTCATTCATCCGTACTCGTAAAGCATATTTCAGGTGGGTGGTCGAGGGTAGCTTTCAAAGCCTATGAAATGGGTGCTGAAAAATTTATGGGGGAGTCCATGGATTTGATATGGCTCGATGAAGAACCACCCCAAGATATCTACTCACAATGTATTACAAGAACACTAGATAGACAAGGACAGGTCTACATGACGTTCACCCCTGAGTCAGGGATGACAGAGGTGGTGCAGAACTTTACCTCCGATTTAAAGCCCTCACAGGCTCTCATAACGGCTGGTTGGGAAGATGCAGACCATCTAACCGATAACATGAAAGAACAAATCTTACAGGCTTTACCACCCCACGAAAGGGAAATGAGGTCTAAAGGGATTCCGATGATAGGAAGTGGATTGGTATTCCCAATTCAAGAAGACGTATTAAGCTGTAATCCATTCACCATCCCACCACATTACACTCGGATTGCAGCGATAGATTTTGGCTATGACCATCCAACGGCTGTGGTATGGATAGCCTGGGATAGAGATGAAGACGTTGTTTATGTTTACGATTGTTACCGAATGGCTAAACAAATACCGTCTTATCACGCAACACATATCAATGAAAGAGAAGGGTCAGACTGGATTCCTGTTGTATTTCCACACGATGGATACCAACACGACAAAGGTTCAGGCGTTACTCTTGCAGAACAATACCGTGATAACTACGTCAATATGTTACCGTTTCATTTTGAAAACCCTCCAGCGATTGGAGAAAAAAGAGGGGGCAACTCCGTTGAAGCAGGATTGATGGAGATGTTAGATAGAATGGAACACGGAAGATTTAAAGTATTCAATACCCTTTATGACTGGTTTGAGGAGTATCGAATGTATCATCGTAAAGATGGAAAGCTGGTCAAATTAAAAGATGACTTAATGTCAGCGACAAGGTACGCTACCATGAGTCTAAGACATTCAACAACTAAAGGCTCACGTTGGCAATCTAAAGGAACACTAGCTCCTGATGTAGCTATCGTGTAAGGAGACAATAATGACTTACGCACAAAAATTTAAAAAAAGATATAAGAAGAATACATATTAAATGGCTATAAAAATGACAGAAGATGAGTTAGTAGCTCATCTTAATAATGAAATAGAATCTTCCACAGGAAACTTCAATACAGAACTATCTGCTCAAAGAGAAGAAAACATGGAGTATTACCTAGGCGAAAAGTTTGGTAATGAAATTGATGGTCGTTCTGAGATTGTTACAACAGATGTAAGAGATACTATTGAATATATTATGCCGTCATTAATGCGAATCTTTACAACGCATAACAATATTGCTGAGTTTGAACCACAAGGTCCTGAAGACGTAGAGATGGCACAACAAGCTACTGACTATGTCAATTATGTTTTTAACAAACAGAACAATGGCTTTAAAGTTTTATACGATGCCTTCAAAGATGCGTTGATATCTAAGACAGGTATCATCAAACACTTTTGGGAAGAACGAGAAGAGATTAAAACAGATACTTATGAGAATTTAACCGAGGTTGAATACCAATCTGTATTAGCAAATGATGAAATGGAGATAATTGAGCTTAGTAAAAACATACAGGAGAAAGCTCAAACAGACGATTTCGGTACATTGATTAGTCCTGAGATAGCATCATACGATTTAAAAGTAAAATGCACTAAAAAATATGGGCAAGTTAAAGTAATATCCGTACCTCCTGAAGAATTTTTAGTTTCAAGACGTGCATCGTCTTTAGAAAACGCTTCATTCGTTTGTCATCGAGTAAAAAAATCAGTATCGGACTTAATTTTAGAGGGATATCCTAAATCTTTACTAGACGATATACCCACTTATACACAGAACAACGCAGAATATAACGAAGAAAGACAAGCAAGGTACTCTTATGACGAAGATTCTACCCCAGCAGACGAAGGCAAAGGTCCTTCTAGGAAGGTTTGGATTGATGAGTGCTATAGTTACATAGATTATAACAATGACGGCATAGCCGAGCTAAGAAAGATTACTCTCGGTGGGCATACAATACTCGACAATGTTGAAATAGACTCGATACCTTTTTCAACCATCTGCCCACTACCGATTCCTCACAAGTTTCACGGCATGTCCGTGGCTGATACGGTTAAAGATATACAATTAATTAAATCAACCATTGTAAGAAACATATTAGACAATATGTATTTAACTAATAACGCAAGATACGCTGTATTAGCAGGACAAGTTGAGCTAGATGATTTACTTTCCTCAAGACCTGGTGGGATTGTGCGAATGAGAAGCCCAAATGCTGTAACACCTTTACCAACGCCACAAATGTCAGGCGATGCGTTTAGAATGGTACAGTATTTAGACCAAGTTCGTGAAGAAAGGTCAGGCGTATCTAAGATGACGCAGGGATTAAACCCTGATGTTTTAAATTCACACGTAACTACAGGGGCAGTAGCAGCCGTTACAGAATCTTCTATGCAAAGAATAGAATTGATAGCAAGAATCTTTGCTGAAACTGGGATTAAAGATTTATTTAGAAACATTTACCAGTTAATCCAAAGATATGAAGATAGAAAGAAAGTATTTTATTTAAACAATAAGTTTGTTCCCATTGATGTTTCAAGATGGAGAGATAATCTTAATTGTATTATTAATGTTGGAGTAGGTTCAGGTAGTCAGCAAACTAAAATGCAGACAATGAGTGGTATTATGACCATTATACAAGGGCTAATTCAAAACGGTGGAATGAATACCATGGTAACGCCACAAAATATTTATAACGCTGTATCAGAGTTTATTACGCAATCAGGGTATAAGAATCCTGATATGTTTGTAGCAAACCCTGCTAATATGCCACCACCACAACCACCACAGCCTACGGTTGAAGAAAAGATTGCTAATCAAAAAGCACAAATAGAACTAGAAAAACTTAAACTTGAAGCTGCTGAAGTAGAACTTGATACTAAGATTAAACAACAAGCACTCGAACTTAAAAAACGTCAAGCTAAAGTTGACACTATGATTAAAATGGAAGAATTAAAACTTAAACAGCAAAAACTAGAGCAAGGTGAATTTGAAATTGCAATGGAAGCAACTCAATTAAAATCAGTTGCTCCTGGAGATGAGTAATGGCTTTAACTAAAAGACAAAAAGATACCCTTGCTAAACACAAAAAACATCATACGGCTAAACATATGGCAATGATGCGTAAACTTATGAACGAAGGAAAGTCATTTACGGCTGCACATAAAGTTGCAATGCAAAAGGTGGGAGCATGAGATATCCAAAATACAATCCTGACTACGATAAACTTGGTGCAAGAAACAAAGTAATCGGCAAAGAAATTAAAATGTTGGTCAATGAAAAAGACATTGAATATAAGAAAGCAAAACAATTTGCTCTTAATAAGTTTCCTAAAACTAGGAAGCTACCGTTGGCATGAAAGATTTAAACGAACTTAATATTGAAATAGAATTAATTAAAAAAGATATTAATGATATAAAAAACAATCACTTACAGCATATTGAAAAAGATATGAGAGACGTAAAGATAGAAGTGTTTAGATTTAAGTATGCAATATGGGGGGCATTGTTAATTTT